TTCGCCGTGACCACTTTGAAGTACGGAGTACAAGTGATGTGGGAAGGCTATTGGCTCTTCGGGGGTGATGACATGGCTCACGACAGACATGTTGAGGCCTGTTCTCGATGGCATTTCTTCTCCAGACACATCGCGACGGTCAGCAAGACACAACATCCGGACCTTGCAGACTTTTGTGGTTGGATCCTGACCCACGAAGGAATCATCCGTTCCCCGACGCTCATGGCTCTCAAGATATGGTTTAAACTTGGTCGAGGACAGCATCCACTTCAGTTCGCCGCGAGCTTTGCAATGGAGTTGTATTTCTCTTATCACAAGAGTCATAGCACACTTGAGCTTCTACCTTATCTCGACAGAGCTTGTTTGGCATGGTGTGTCTCCTGGTTGCACAAGATAGTACCTGTCCTATGCACCTCGCTGTTTGCCGCGCCAGAACTCACGGTGTTTGAACGTCTCAAGAAGAAGTACGCTTACTGGAGTGCTTGTCAATTCAAGGGTCGTCAAGCGGCTTTGAAACAACTTCGTGCGGCCATGAACAGGTTTGAGAGAGGGTTCTGTGGAGTGTCCCCCCTTACTTCGAGTTCTGATAAATGTTTCCACTCATTCAGCTCCACTAACATGTCTTCATTCATCTCTTCCGTCGCCAACGTATCTGATGCCGGCTCACGTGACGCTATGCTTGCTCTCTACAATGAGTTAGGCGTGCCTCGCGGTGTCGCAGGTAACGCCTGGGATCTCACCAAGCGTCGTTTCGTGCACCGGGTGACGATCGGCACCGCGGCTCAAGTCGCCGCGGGAGCGAATATTGATGGCGTTTACAACGTCGATTTGCATTCGTTAACTCATGTCGCGACGTTCATCCAGAATGCTCCGATCGCTGATGTCGTCAGCGTTACGGCGCAAGTTTCCCCGCGCGCAAACATGGCCGGTCAATTCATTGAAGTCGCGACTGCGCTCACCATGGAGAATGATGCGACGGCTGTGACAGACATCGCAACGGCTCTTGGGAAACCGACTGGTCAGGCCGATTACATGACCTTCATGGCAGCTGGTGGTATGCCAAACGCGTTCACCCGTGACCTGATCATAGGTAGTTTCGGCGTTTCCAAACAGATCAAGCCAGCTCCTTTGGTCGGAGCTCGCCCGAGATTCAACATAGCTTTCCAGACTAACCACGCGACCGGCGTGGCAGCTGGGACTCAATGCTTGATTCTCAACCTTTACATCTGGGTTCAGTTGCGTTCTGCGTAACTGTCAAGTCAGCGGTTGGTCCAAAGAGACCTTCATAACATTAGAATGATGCCC